CGATCCCAGCAGATCATGTATGTCAAGGATCGGGACGACATCACGAAGGAATTGAAGAAAGTCAAGACCGCTACCAGTGGCATGAGTGGAAAGAATAAGTCTTCTGAGTTGGAATATGAGTTCCTGTTTGCCCACGATAAGCAGGCCAGCTACTTACAGGCGCAATCCCGGGCAATGCAGACGCTTCTGTCCATGATTACTAAATTCAAGGAAATGACAGCTCCAGATGATGAGCGGTTGTTACGGCTTGAGCTTATGGAAGCTGAACTGGATAAGCGTAGGAAGGAAGCAGCATCTGTCGCCGATGAGGATAGCGCAGTGGGTGACTGGATTAGTGCAGTCATGGAACCAGGATACAGTGAGGAGGCTGATGCGGAATGAGAAAGCCTGAAGCAAACCAGCGTTGCGACGTCGCAACAGAATCTAAGCGGAAACTCTTTTTCAGAAACCGTGTGCCCCTGTATCGAAAAAATCCTGTCATGTTTGCACGGGAAGTGCTGCAGTTCGAGCCGGATAATTGGCAACAGGAAGCGCTCATGGATCTGGCCAGCAATCCTAAGGTTAGTATTAAGTCCGGTCAGGGTGTCGGAAAAACCGGTATAGAGGCGGTTGCCCTTTTGTGGTTCCTATCCTGTTTTCCATATCCCCGGGTGGTTGCCACGGCACCGACCAAGCAGCAGCTGCATGATGTGTTATGGTCAGAGGTTGCTAAGTGGATGGAACGGTCACCGCTACTGGTTAATATCCTGAAATGGACCAAAACATACATCTACATGAAGGGGCATGAGAAGCGTTGGTTTGCGACGGCCAGAACCGCAACCAAGCCGGAGAACATGCAAGGTTTCCATGAGGATAATATGCTTTTCATCATTGATGAGGCTTCCGGTGTCGCAGAGCCAATCATGGAAGCTATCCTGGGTACCTTATCTGGCGGGAATAATAAGCTTCTGATGTGCGGTAACCCGACTAAGACCAACGGTACATTCTATGACAGCCATGATCAAGATCGAGCGCTGTTCTGTCGTCATACAGTTTCTTCTGAAGATAGTAAAAGAACCAACAAGGAAAACATCAGGTCTCTTATCAAAAAGTACGGATATGATTCCAATGTGGTTCGGGTTCGTGTCCGTGGACTGTTTCCGAAGCAGGAAGATGATGTATTCATCATGCTTGATCTGATTGAGCAGGCAGTGCGGACCGAGAAAAACGTACTTGGCAAAAGGATCGCCTTAGGGGTGGATGTGGCTCGTTACGGGAGCGATGAAACGGTCATGTACGAGAATGCTGACTTCAACTGCCGAATGGTTGAGAATTACCGTGGGCATGGCCTCATGGAAACCGCCGGTCATGTAATCAAACAGTATTACCGGATTATTAAAGAGTACCCGAAATACCAGGGACCGATATACATCAACATTGATGATTGCGGCCTGGGCGGTGGTGTGACTGATCGGCTGAACGAGCTGAAACGTGGAGAGATGAGAAAAGAACTTTCCCGGATGGTTATCGTGCCGGTCAACGCGGCGGAGAAGGTACCGGATCCGGATGAAGCAAAGAATTATGAGAATATGTCTACTTACCTGTGGGCCATAATAAGGGAGTTAATGACCGCTGGCATTCTGTGTCTGGAGGACGACAATGAGACTGTAGCTCAACTGTCGAGCAGGAAATACCATATGTCCTCCCGGGGGAAGATAATGTTAGAAAGTAAAGACGATATGAAAAAACGTAATTTGGACAGCCCGGATCGAGCGGATGCGTTTGCACTGAGCTTGTACGAACCTAAAATATTTGATATATCAAGTTTGATTACGTAAAGAGTGAGGCTAAATTTGGAGGGAGGTGAGTATGTGACAAGTGATGATATAACTTTGGATGATATAAATTTGGCAACGAAAAGAGTTATTAATGATTTAGCTGATTCCGGATATAGTCTGGAAGAATCAGAACTGATTTTGGAGCACTCGGTTAAAAGCATCGGATATTTAAAAAAGTTTGTTATTGGTTCTGAAATGAAAAAGCCCCTGATTGAAAAACTCAGGGACTTTAGGGCCTATAATAACGGTCTGATGTCAAAAGAGGCTGATTGTCCATCGGAAAATTCGTTATCAGAAAAATCGTCGTTAGGATAACATTCAAAATAAATGTCTAGGGCATGATTAAACTCTTCGGTGTAATTTTGAATATCCTTGGACTTGGTACACGAAGACGCATACAAAAGTCCTTTTAAGGTGTTTATTTCTTTATATGTGAACATCGGTATTTTCTCCTTTCTTAATATGTACTCGGCATGGCAGTGCCTGTAAACAAATTATAAGAGAGAAGAGAGATTTTTACAATAAACAGTCCTGTGATTTTAGGAGAAGGAATGGGAATGGAGGTGAGGAATTGAGTGATAGAAAAAGGCTAAAAGAGTACCAGATAAAGAGTCGGGGGAAAGCCATATTGTCAAAGCAGCAGGGGCCGTATAGAGAAGATGGATATGTGAACATGCTTAATAAGTACGGGACCAGCCAGGATAACAGCGAGGCATACAATTATAAACCGGAAGAGTTCGCTGATGATATGGAGCTTACACGCCTCTATGAAGGGAATGGACTTTTTACCAAGATTATAGATCGACCATCGGAAGAAGCTGTAAAACACGGATTTGATATTGACTATGGTGACGAAAAAATAACTGAATATGTAGAAGATAAGATGGATGAATTGGAGCTGGAGGATAGATTCGCAACTGCTGAAAAGTGGGCGAGGCTATACGGAGGCTCCATTATTGTTATGCTCGTGGACGATGGCAGAGGATTAGAGGAGCCACTGGATTGGAATAATGTCCGGTCCATTGAAGAATTGCGGGTCTTTGAGCGTTCCATCGTGCAGCCGGATTATACCTCTTTGTATACATATAATGCTCATGAGGTTATGGAAAAGCACAGAGAGAGACCAATTGATCAGCCGGAGTATTACACGGTATTCAGTCTGTACGGATACTTTAGAGTACATTATACCCGATGCCTTGTATTCCGGAATGGAAGGTTGCCGGAGCATACGACCAATGCCCTATATCGTTATTGGGGCATTCCCGAATATGTAAAAATCAAACGGGCACTTCGGGAAACTATCACGGCACACAGTGATGGTGTAAAGCTGTTAGAACGAAGCGTGCAGGCTATTTACAAAATGAAAGGTCTGGCAAATCTTTTGGCGACTGAAGATGGTGAGGATCAAGCTATACGAAGGATGCAGGTCATTGATATGGCCCGTGGTATCTTAAATTCTTTGGCGATTGATTCAGAGGGTGAGGATTATGATTTCAAAACCTTGCCGATGGCCGGTGTAAAAGATATTCTGGATTCCACCTGTAATATGCTGTCTGCGGTGACGGATATCCCGCAGACGATTTTGTTTGGTCGGAGTCCGGCAGGTGAAAACAGTACTGGAGATTCTGATTTTGAAAACTACTATAACATGGTTGAGAAGATCCAGAAAATGAACATGAAATCGAACGGCCGCACTGTGATTGACCTGATTTTAAAAGAGGGGAAAGAAAGTGGCCAGATCGAAAAGATACCCGAGTATAAAACGAAGTTTGCCCCTCTGTGGAGTATGAGTGAGACAGAGCAGGTAACCGTTGAACAGACGAAAGCTACCACGGAGCAGATCAAGGCCCAGACGGCGCAAGTCTATGTTGACATGCAGGCGATAGATCCTTCCGAAGTGCGGCAGGCTCTGGCGAAGGGAGACACTTATGATATACAAGAACTGGTCGCGGAAGAGGATGAATTTGATATTCCGGATGATCTGATGGATATTGCGGGAATCAATCTTAACAAAGAGCCAGGAGCCTCGGATGTTGATGATGTGAATGCAGACGGCAGCGAGGTTACCGCAGCAGCCATAATTGTCTGCCGAGACGGAAAGGTACTGGCCGGTGAGCGTTCCGACGGTTCCGGCCTATGTGGCCCCGGCGGCAGGATAGAGGACGGAGAAACACCGGAGCAGGCAGCACAAAGGGAGGCTTTAGAGGAGTTTCGTATCCATACCCATAACTTAATACCTATTGGAACATACAAAGCAACCTCGGGGAAACACAGAGATTCCAAGATATATCTGTGTACCGACTTCACGGGGGAAATGGAACCTGACGGAGAGGAAATGACATCTGCAATTTGGATGCCAATCAATGAGCTGATGGAAAAGGAGTTGTTTCCACCATTCCGGGAATCAATAACCATGTTGCTGAAGGAAATCAGAGGTGATCCAAATGAGTGAGCAGCTGATGAAGCAATATGTCGGACAGCAAACGGAAAAGAAGTTCCGAGGTCATGATAAACTGTATTCCAAGCGTATGCCAAGGGTGCCGGTAAGCCCGGAGCGAGAATACATCCGTGCTGTCAATGACTATATGAAGATCATCCGGGAAGTGATGCAGGAAGAGCTGCCATCTATAAAGCAGGCGTACATGGAAGAAATGCATAGAGCCGATGCTTTGGATACTCATTTTGACGCTATGACCAGTCTTACTTCAATCGTTCACCGAATCTTTGAACGAATGGAGCTTCTGATTCTGGAGAAGGAGAAGAGCTACGGCCTCCGGAAGATTATAGAGGATATTGCGAACCTGAACGGCAAACTGTCCGTGAAGGAATGGAAGAATACCATCAGGGCAACTCTTGGAATTGACATTACCGAAGATTACTACATGGGCGATTTCTTCAAAAAAGCGCTGGGGGATTGGGTAGGCGAGAATGTTGATCTGATCACGACCATTCCCCACGATACTCTTGGGAAAATGAAAGAAATTGTCCTTGAGTGTTACCATAAGGGAACTACGACCACATCACTGATGAAGCAGCTTCAGGAAGAGTACGGAGTAAGTAAAAGACATTCCCGGCTGATTGCCCGGGATCAGATTGCAAAACTGAATGCTCAGATTACAAAGGCACAGCAGCAGGATGCAGGTGTTGAAGAATATATCTGGTGGTGTGTTAACGATGGGCGGTCAAGGCAAACTCACAAAGACCTGCACAAAAAGGAATGCAGATGGGACACCCCACAGGAAGTTGCCCCGGGCAGATACTGTCATCCGGGTGAAGATTATCAGTGTCGGTGTTTTGCACGGCCAGTGTTCAAACGGAATAGCATCAGTGTTCCGATTAAGGAGAAATAACACAACATAATTTGGATGGAGGGATTATGCTTGACCTGGCTATAAAACATAAAGAGGAATTACAGGAAAAGTTCCGCAATACTTGGTTTGATGAAAAATATAAATACTGGGCTTGTGGGAATTATTATGAAGAATCGGAGATTGCAGAATCGACATGGAGTTATCACCAGTTTGTGTCATTGGATTCTTCCGGCAAGGTAATTGGTTACATTAGTTACCATATAGACCGGGGAAATGATTTTGTGGATGGATTAAATATCATCAATTTTTCAGATAACGCAGCTGTCTTTGGCTTAGATGCCGGGAGAGCGATAAGAGATATTTTTGAAAAGTTCCATTTCCGGAAACTCAATTTTGTGGTAGTGATAGGGAACCCCATCGAAAGCACGTACGATAAGATGGTTTCAAGGTATGGGGGAAGAATTGTTGGAACCCAAAGGAAAAACATTAAATTAATAGACGGTAAATATTATGACGAAAAACTTTATGAGGTTTTAGCAGAAGATTACTGTTGTAAGTCTAGGAGGGATGAAGTTGAAAGTGTTAAGAAGGGTACAGCGGCTTGACAGTATCAGGCTTGACAGTACCTATTTTACAGATGAAGGTTATTTCGTTGATCACCCGATCTTAACCTCAGTAGGAATTTTTGAATATATGAATCCGGACGGTAGCATCCGGAGAGAGCTAAGGCTTCCTGAACATGTCTTTGACCCTGAAAGTTTGAAGACGTACAAAGGGAAGCCTATTATTATTACCCATGAAGCCGGTATTGTAGACAAAAACAACGTGGAAGAAGAACAGATCGGAACTATCATGTCCGCCGGTTATCAGGACGGCGAGGATGTGCGTGCTGAGATTATTATCCATGATACCGACTCCATGAAGGAATCTGGTCTGAAGGAGCTTTCCCTTGGCTACAACCTGGATCTCATAGAAGAGCCAGGAGAATGGAATGGGGAACCCTATGATGCGCTCCAGACCAATATCAGGATTAACCATTTGGCCCTGGTCGATTCTGCGCGAGCAGGCGAACAGGCCCGGTTAAATATAGACAGTTCCAGTGGAACTACATTAAAA